GTTTTACTTCACTGCCATAGAGGTAACGGATGCTCGGTTGACGAAATATGCACGGCTGTTGGAATTCAGGTTGCGGACCTTATGCCAAAAAAATCTGATGTGTCACAACAAAGAGCTGAGAAGAAAAAAGAATTTACTAAATTCGTAAAATCATATGACTACGTAGATGAAGACGGAACTCTTCTATTTCAGAAAGTGCGATACGTAGACCAAGACGGCAAAAAAACATTTCGTCAGCGCAGACCAGGAGGCAATGGCGAGTGGATTTATTCACTTGGCGATACACCAAAGGTCCTTTACAATCTTCCTGCTGTATTAAAAGCTAAAAATGAAGGTTTCTACATTTGGGTTGTTGAGGGCGAAAAAGACGCTGACACCTTGATGGAGGCTGGTGTAATTGCAACGACAATGCCTGGCGGTGCAGGAAAATGGCTTGATATTCATACGGAGGCGCTACGTGGTGCTCATGTCCAGATTGTTGCAGACAATGATGAACCAGGCAAAAAACATGCGGACTCTGTTTACAGAGAGCTTGCTGCTGCTGGTTGCTCTGTTGGCGTTTGGCAATCTCCAATCGCTAAAGACATTACAGACCATCTTCAATCAGGTGGAACAATTGATTCACTTGTGGAACTTGATTTAAGTATCGACTTCGATGCAGTAGCTGATGAGAAAGAAGACGAAACTCCAGTCAGCGAAGAAGAGCAGACTTTAAATGCACTTCTAAAACTATTAGATAGAGATGATTTAACAACAAAGCAGAAATTAGCGAAAAGTTCTTCTATAATAAGCACGACAGGTGCTGCTCCAGCACTGGACCCAGGGCGTCTTGTTCTTTGGGATGACTTCCTTAAAGAGAGTGAAGAAGACAATTACGATTGGCTAATACCTGGCCTGCTTGAACGCAACGAAAGAGTAATCGTGGTTGCAGCAGAAGGTGTCGGAAAGACAATGCTCGCCAGGCAGGTGGCGATTTGTTCTGCATGTGGGATAAATCCATTTACCTATCAGCAGATGAGACCGATAAAAACACTGACAGTCGACCTAGAAAACCCAGAGAGAATCATCAGAAGAACATCTCGCTTTTCCAAGCCTGAACTTCTCGTCATGGGCCCCCTCTATAAGTCTTTTGTTGACCCCGGCAACAGAACATCGGAAGCAGTTGCTGTTGAGGTGGCGAAGTACCTTGACTACCTACGAGCCGTTTACAACGTCGCTCTCTGGCTGGAGCATCACGCCCCTCTTGGTACCAGCATGACTTCTCGTGACCTCCGTCCATTCGGTTCTGCGGTATGGTCTCGATGGCCGGAATTCGGCATCTCCATAACCCCAGACCTAACTGCTTCAACGCCATATGTCTACGAACTGAGACACTTTAGAGGGGCTAGAGACGAAAGAAACTGGCCAGTGAAAATCACACGAGGAAAGATTTTCCCATTTGAGGTGCTGGAGTTCTCTAAGATTACATAATGATGTAGTGATAGAGTTTTAGTAGGTATTTATGGCTGACGAAAAATCAAATAAAATAGTAACTAAAGAATTTCTTTCAGAACGCGATGTGCGTATATTTAAGATGCGTCAAGCCGGAACATCAACTCAGGAAATAGCCAGAAGATTTGGCATAACAACAGCAGCGGTATCTAAGTCAATACAACGTCAGTTGGAAAAGATGAACCGTGAAGTGCTTATGGCATACCCCGAAGTGCTACGTATGGAGCTAGAGAGATTAGATAGCCTTCAGCAAGCAATATGGCCATTAACGCAACATCGCAGAGTCACTATGGACGATGGGACGGAGATGTCTGTAGAGCCAGACCTTAAAGCTATTCAGCAAGTTCTTTCAATAATGGACAGAAGAACAAAACTTCTCGGAATGGACCAGGTGAACGTAAATGTTCAGATGGACGTTCAGCAGAAAAATAATGAAACTATCAAGGCGACTCTCGCCGGTAGCGTAAGCGATGTGCCGGATGTGGACGCATTCAACCCTGAAACTGAAGCAAGACAACTTCTTGAGTTAATGGGAATCTCAGGCGTGCTACCGCCAGAAACAGTTAGAAGCATACTAAATTCAGATAATGAAATAGTTGACGCTGAAATAGTTGAAAGCTCAGAACAAGAAGATGAATAATGAAAATATACGCGCGGCAGTTGACAAAGTAGTTTCTTCTGGCGACATGAGCATTAGACCAATGCAAAAAGATGACGATGGTCCCGCTGGTAAACAAGTTCTTATCAGAACCACAGAGTCGGACAGGGAAAACTGGAAAAAAGTTTCTGAAATGGTTGGGGTAACTCTTTCGGCATGGATACGCGATACCCTGAATGAAAAAGCAAGAACATTTTTAGAATGCGAACACCCAGAAGCAGCGACTCGCTCTTATCCGTGGGCAACAATATGCACTAAATGCGGCAGACGCATTGATGGTGATGATGCAACAGAATTTAAACACCTAATATAAAATAAAAACATGGCACATTTTGACGAAGACGATGAACTCCTAGAAGAATACGCACGTTACGTACGTACTGTATCTGGAGTGCCAGAAGATTACGATACGTGGGTTCAATCTTCATACGGAGAGTCTCGCAAGCGCTCTCGAAAGCCCAAGAATAGCAACAGCAAACACTACGATTATTAAAAAATCCCGCCAGATTTATGTTTCATCTGGCGGGATTTTTTTATTTCATTAGTTCTTTTAGTTCAGTATTAAATACTTTTTCATACTCATCTGGGTATCGATGCTGAAGAACAATATGTGCTCTACGTCGAGCTTCTTGCTTTTTGGCGTTAACTTCTTTTCGCTGTTCCCGCTCTTCTGGCTTAAGGGCTGGTCGACCTCGTCCAAGACCTTTATTCTTAAGTTTATTATATTCAGACATTACTTTGTCTCCTTTGGGATTTACCCTTCGGCTTGTAGGTGAATTTGAATATACTGAACGCCAAAAGAAAACACAACATCAATAAATTTTTTCATTAGAATATTTTTATCTTGAATGGAGTTGTTGTTTTTTCTATTTTGGCTAGGTATTGTCCATACGACAAAACTAACATTGGAGCAACATATGGAAAACAGCATTACTGACCCCAGAGAAGAGTATTTGGCGCTAAAACTACAAGAAGCTGCACCAATGATTGCCTTAGATGAGTACCTGCAGGAACTTGCGGTGCAAGTATCTCATAGCCCATTTGTCCAGGTATCCGTATCTGAAGTTGTAGATAGGCTCCTTGATGTCCGCAACCTGATGCCTGATGTCATTATTGATGGCGATGAAATGACAATCATGGCCAATAAAGGTAAAGTAAAGTAAATGAGTTCCTTCGACCTGCCTGCAAGAGTTTTTGATTTTAAAAACGACTTAGCCTACGGTCATGAAGGCGAAAATTTAATTTCAGGTTTTCTAGATTCGCTTTCTGGTGGAGAATTTGAGGTTAAGTCAGATAGGTACAGAAATGGGCGCATGGTCGTAGAGACAGACCAAAATCCTAAGGGATTAAAAAATGCGTCGGGCGAAAGAGTTTGGGTAAAGAGCGGAATTAATGTGACAACTGCCAAATGGTGGGTATACATTTATTCCCCGGAAGGTGCTTTTGTTGTTGTCTCAGTTGCCAGACTAAAAAGATACCTTAGGATGAATAACTATAAATTTTCAGATAATACAAAGCGTGATTTTGGTGGACAAGATAATCCAGCAAAAGGATTTCTCATCTATCCGAACGATGTTGTAGATATGCTTACAAATAAGAGATACGACGATAGCGATAATCAGAATGCAGAATAAGACTTTTTATTTTTTGGAGATACGTTAGCCCCTAGCGGGCGTATCCCCTCACTCTTATAAGGTGTAGAAAGGGTAGCTGGTGACACGTGGGTTCAAGTCCCACCGCCCGTACTAATGATTGAAAGTAGGACAATATGAAACATTGGAAACCATTCACTACAGGTGGTAAATATACGTGCAACGAATGTCCACGTTCAATAGATAACTACCCAGAGATACTTGCTCTTCAGATGAAGATACACGAGCTAGAACATGAACTACAGTTGGCACGCCTGCCCAAACACTCCGACATAAACCAATCAACAATGCGCTTTCCTTCCGGAACTCCATCTGCTAATCAATTTACGGGTTCTACCGGTTCGGAAGAGGCGAATGATGAGTAAGAAAGAATCAGAGAGATTGGTTGTCTATATCTCCGGAGAGTCGGCACGCAAAATGGAACTAGCATCTCAGAACATGAAACTTGCTAAAAGCTCCGTAATCCGACAAGCACTCGAATTATTTTATAAAGAGAATAAAATTAAATAAATGGAAACACTTTTAAATATAAGTACTGACAAAAGCTTTCGCGGAATGTGCATAGAATGTCAAAGGAAATCATTCCACTG